GCGCGGATTCCCCTTACATGGAGTTTGTGGAGGACGAGGACGGAGATTTCAACGAGGCCGTCGGCAAGAAGGGTTACTGGACGAATCCCAACGCAAGGTACGATTGGTACGAGCTTGGGGGGCGATGGAGAGGACTTCTCAAGCTGAAGCCGGGCTGCACCGGCACCTACGGCTTGCCCAGCCCCTTCGACAAGAAGATCCTGCTCGACCCGACCCGCTGTGACCAAGCGCTCGTGAATGACTGCGACTTCACGCCCAATGAGGAAGCAAGGCAAAGAGCCGCCCGATTCTGGGAGGTGGTCGTCGAGAAGCAGCCGCTCAGGGAAGATGAGAATTCTGACAACTTCACTTCCTTCTACAGCGAGAAATACTTCCAAGAACGCTATGGCACGAAGGAAGCCTATGCCGACTGGGCGGCAAGCTTCCAGACCTACGCTTTCCTGACCGTTGACGGAGAGTTCGTCTCTACGGCGACCATGGGATGGTTTGGCTGCGACGATGCCACGGCTGAGGCAGTAGAAGCTTATAGAAAGCGCTTCGCCGCTTACCTCGCGGAAGCGCAGGAGCAGGGATTGTTCATCAGCGTGTACGATTTTCACATTTAGGAGGAGAGGCGAAGGACCTCTCCTCTTGCCTTTCGCCCTATGTGGGCGGGAATGGAGGGTCTTCTATGTCATGCACAGTGACCGTGACAAACGGTTCTATTCCGGAAGCGGAGCAGCGGGCGTACATTGCCCGAGCCGTGAAGAAGTACGGAAGGGAGCCGCTCCATATCGACATCACGGTGGATGGGGACGAGGTGGAGCTTCGCTACGACTTCGGAACAGTACCTTTCCATCGAATTCGCCGCATCACCGGCTACCTGGTCGGTACTCTGGATCGCTTCAACAACGGCAAACGCGCCGAGGAGCGCGACCGCGTGAAGCACGGGCTGAGCGACGGCTCAACGGAGGGACTCTGAGCTTCTTGCGCCTGGGCGCGCCGATCTGCCACCAGGACGAGCCGTGGCGCGTTTTCGGGCTTTGGCGGTACGTTTACCGCGCCTAATGTGATCGCCTTTCTGGAAGCCGTCCTGAGGCTTCCTGCGAGGGGTGTTATGGTTGGCATCTATCAGTGGCATCTGAATGGTGTACTAAGCACAATATGTAGCGTCCAACACCTCGAAAAGATTGTGTAGTATTCCGAGGGAATTATCACAGACACCTGTTGCTATTCAAGCGGAGTAGAGCGATCATACGTGTGCGCTAAGGGAAAGGGCGACACAGAAATGGAGGACACGAGCATGATGGAGAAACAGATCAAGCAGATCGAGGAGCAGCTTCCCAAGGGTGAGAAGATCAACCGCGCCTACCGCGCCATCGAGGGCGACGTCAGGGTCATCACCAGGGACGCCGACGGACGCGAGACCCGCTATACGGTGATTTTCGGCGAGAACGACAACGTCACGCTGAAGCCGATGTAAGCGCCCCAGCCACAGACCGAAACCACCGAGCCGGCCCGAAAGGGCTGTTGCTCGTTCACGATAGAAACCAGACGGGTTGAGCCTTTGGCTCGGCTCTTTTCTTTTGCCGCCATCGGGCGGCTTTTTTGTTGCCCATTGCGGCGGGAAGGAGGACATATTTCATGGCAATGCGCAAGCTGAAAGACTACACACCGACGCGCTTCATGGCTCCGGACAGCCACTACGATAAAGCCGCCGCTGACTACGCCGTGGCATTCATCGAATCGCTCTGCCACACGAAAGGCAAATGGGCGGGAAAGCCCTTCGAGTTGATTGACTGGCAGGAGCGTATCGTTCGTGACATCTTCGGTGTGATCAAACCGAACGGCTACAGGCAGTTCAACACGGCGTATATCGAGATCAGCAAGAAGCAAGGTAAGTCTGAGCTTGCGGCGGCTATCGCTTTGTTGCTTACCTGCGCCGATGGAGAAGAAAGGGCGGAGGTTTATGGCTGCGCTGCCGACCGCCAGCAGGCGGCTATCTGCTACTCAGTCGCTTCCGATATGGTTAGGTACTGCCCGGCACTTGCGAAAAGAGTCAAGATTCTCGACTCTGTGAAACGCATGGTGTATATGCCAACGGGCGGTGTGTATCAGGTTGTGTCGTCGGAAGTTGGGACGAAACACGGATTCAACACTTCTGGAGTCGTATTCGACGAACTTCATATTCAGCCGAACAGAAAACTGTACGACGTAATGCTTCGAGGCTCAGGCGACGCGCGAATGCAGCCGCTCTATTTCCTAATAACCACGGCTGGCGATAATCAGAACAGCATTTGCTGGGAAGTTCACTGCAAGGCTAAGGATTTGTTGGAAGGTCGTAAACACGATCCGACCTTTTACCCTGTCATTTACGGCGCGGAAGAAGGCGATGACTGGACTGACCCCAAGGTGTGGGCGAAAGCGAATCCCAGCCTTGGCATCACTATTGGTATCGATAAGGTTCAAGATGCCTGTAACTCCGCGAAAGAGAATCCTGCCGAAGAGAACGCTTTCCGGCAGCTTCGATTAAACCAGTGGGTCAAGCAAACCATACGCTGGATGCCCATGGACAAATGGGATGCTTGTGCTTTTCCCGTTGACCCGGAATCGCTCAAAGGGCGCGTTTGCTACGGCGGGCTCGACCTTTCGTCTACCACCGACATCACAGCCTTTGTGTTGGTGTTTCCGCCTGAAGATGAGGACGACAAGTATATTGTCCTTCCGTACTTCTGGCTGCCAGCCGACAATATCCCGCTCAGAGTACGGCGCGACAAAGTTTTTTATGATGTTTGGGAGCGTCAGGGGTTAATTAACACGACCGAAGGCACCGTGATTCACTACGACTTCGTAGAGAAGTTCATCGACGATCTCGGTAAGCAGTACAACATTCGATCCATAGCTTTCGACCGTTGGGGTGCCACTCAAATGGTGCAAGACCTCGACGGCATGGGTTACACGGTCGTGCAGTTCTCTCAGGGTTTTCAGGGCATGTCTCCGCCAACAAAAGAGCTGATGAAGCTAGTGCTGGAGAAGCGCATCGCCCACGGAGGTCATCCTGTCCTTCGTTGGATGATGGACAATATATACGTCAAACAGGACCCGGCTGGCAACATCAAGCCGGACAAAGAGAAGTCCACGGAGAAAATCGACGGCGCGGTCGCCATGATCATGGCGCTCGACCGGGCCATCCGCTGTGGCGGCGAGGGCTCCTCCGTGTACGACGGTCGCGGGTTGCTCATAATATAGTGTGAGGAAATCCACACAAATGGTTCTAAATGATATAAACGAGCACCGAATAAGCGAAAACACTTGACAAATCGCACCTTATTGAGTATAATTAGTGCAGGAGGTGTTCGTATGGCACAGGCAACTTTCAGCGTTCGTATGGACGAGGATTTGAAACGTCAGTTTGATTCTCTTTGTGTAGAGTTCGGGATGAACGCGACGACAGCGTTTAATGTGTTTGCAAGAGCCGTAGTCCGCGAAAAGCGAATACCCTTTGATATTCATGCGGCAAATGGCGCCGTGACAAGAGCCGACGGAAGAAAAGCTTTCCGCGCTTTGCGCCAACAGGCAAAAGACAACGGCGTCCAGGATTTGTCTTTAGAAGAGATCAATGAAGAAATACGCCGTTCCCGTTATGGGGAGGAAGGCCAATGATCTGCTTTGCGGTTATCGATACGAATGTTCTGGTATCCGCGTTGCTTTCAAGTCATGATGACGCGGCGACAGTACAGGTCGTAGACAGACTTATCCTCGGTGAAGTGATCCCGCTGTACAACACAGAGATTCTTCGCGAGTATAACGAGGTGCTCAGACGGAAAAAGTTTAACTTTCAAAACGAAACTGTCGACGCTTTGCTTGCGGTGATTCAAAGATACGGCGAGATGGTAGAAGCGACGCCAACCGGCGAGATACTGCCCGACATGAAAGACCTTCCTTTCTACGAGGTCGTTGTTGAACGTCAGGATGATGAAGCGTATTTAGTCACCGGTAATCAGAAGCACTTTCCCAAGAAGCCGTTTATTGTCACGGCGAGTCAACTGCTGGATATTCTGAATAAACGGTAAGTCAAACACAGTAAATTAAGCATCGGTCCCTCTGAGACGGGTGCTTTTTTGCTGCCTTTTTCATGTAAAAATGATTGGATTTGAGGAGGAAACCGCATGAATCCATTCGCTAAATTCTTTCGCCCGCGTGACAAGCCGCCCGCCTCCGGCGCGACCGACTATATGAACGGTAGTCCTTATATGTTCTTCATGGGCGGCAGCTCGTCCGGCAAGCATGTCAATGAGCGGAGTGCCATGCAGATGACCGCCGTGTATAGCTGTGTTCGTATCCTGTCGGAAGCTGTGGCCGGCTTGCCTTTGCACCTCTACCGCTACACGGAGAACGGCGGCAAAGAGAAAGCCATCGACCATCCTTTGTACAGGCTGCTCCACGATGAACCGAATCCCGAAATGACGAGCTTCATTTTCCGGGAGACCCTCATGACGCATCTCTTGCTCTGGGGCAACGCCTACGCGCAGATCGTACGAAACGGTCACGGCGAGGTGTTGGGGCTGTATCCGCTCATGCCCTCGAAGATGACCGTGGACAGGGACGCGAAGGGCGAGCTGTTCTACCGCTACCAGCGCACCACCGAGGACAGTCCCGGCCTGGGCGAACCGAAGATGGTTTACCTCGACCCGCACGACGTGCTGCACATCCCGGGCCTTGGCTTCGACGGTCTGGTTGGCTACAGCCCCATCGCCATGGCCAAGAACGCCATCGGCATGGCGATCGCCTGCGAGGAATACGGCGCGAAGTTCTTTGCCAACGGCGCGAATCCCGGCGGCGTGCTGGAGCATCCCGGCACCATCAAAGACCCGCAAAGGGTGAGAGAAAGCTGGAACAGCGTCTACCAGGGCTCCGGCAACAGTCATCGTATCGCCGTGCTCGAAGAAGGCATGAAGTTCCAGCCCATCGCTATCTCCAACGAACAGGCACAATTTTTGGAGACACGCAAGTTCCAGATTGACGAGATCGCGAGGATATTCAGAGTGCCTCCGCACATGGTCGGCGACCTTGAAAAGTCCTCTTTCAGTAACATCGAGCAACAATCCCTGGAGTTCGTTATGTACACCCTTCGGCCGTGGCTTGTCCGATGGGAGCAAAATCTAGCGCGGGCGCTGTTCTCAGATGCCGAAAAACCCAGGATGTTCTTAAAGTTCAATGTGGACGGGCTTTTGCGCGGCGATTACGTCAGCCGCATGAACGGCTACGCGGTCGGTCGGCAGAACGGCTGGATGAGCGCGAACGACATCAGATCGCTTGAGGACCTCGACCCAATCCCGGAGGCCGAAGGCGGCGATCTCTATTTGGTCAACGGCAACTATTGCAAGCTCCAAGATGCCGGCTCCGCGTACTCCAAGGAGCGGAAGACCGAGCCACAGTCTGAGTCAGAGTCACCGACCGCTGACCCACCTGCGGAGGAGCAACCGGCCGAAGAGCCGGATAACGTGCACAAGCGCAAACGGAATAATCGAAAGGAGAAAACACCTCATGAACAAATTCTGGAACTGGGTGCGCGACGAAGACTCCGGTGAGCGCACCCTTTACCTCTGCGGCGTGATCGCCGAGGAATCCTGGTTCGACGACGATGTCACCCCGGCAATGTTCAAGAAAGACCTTCTCTCCGGCGAGGGTGACATCACGGTCTGGCTCAACAGCCCGGGCGGCGATATGCTCGCCGCGAGCCAGATTTACAACATGCTCATGGCTTACAAAGGCGATGTGACCGTGAAGATCGACAGCATCGCAGCTTCGGCTGCAAGCGTCATCGCCATGGCGGGAAAGAAGGTGCTCATCAGCCCGACCGGCCTGATACTGATTCACGATCCCGCATCCGTGGCCATCGGCAACACCGACGAGATGCGCAAGGCCATTCAAATGCTCGACGAGGTAAAAGAATCGATCATCAATGCCTATGAAATGCGAACCGGGCTTTCCCGCGCCAGGCTCTCGCATCTCATGTCCAGCGAGACTTGGCTAAACGCAAATATGGCCATTGAGCTGGGCTTCGCGGATGACCTGCTATTCAAAGCAAACAAGGAACAGCAACCCCTCGATGGGCAGCTCATGGTTGAAAATGGCTACACGTTCAGCTGCAAAACGGTGTCCAACAGTCTGCTGGCAAAGATTGCTGCCAAGATGCACAAAGCCGCGCCTGCGGTCACGGCCATTATCCAGCCTCCCGGTGCTGAACCGAAGGCGCCACCTGACCCTGTAGCTGCTGAGCCGCCCGATCCGCCGGCTCCTACCGTTCCGGAGGAGACCGTTCCCCCTGCCGCACCCGCTGCCATGCCTGTTGAATCGCCTGATTCGCAGCCCCGGCCGGCGGGTGTTTCCGTATCCGGGCTTGAGCGGCGTTTGTCGCTGCTTCGGCCCTACGGCGTAGACCCTCTTACCCGCGCCAAAAAGACCGCGCCGACCGGCACGGTCCATCCTTGATTATCAGGAGGACAAACACAATGAGCAAGATCCTGGAACTGCGCGAAAAGCGCACCAAACTCTGGAATGATGCCAAGGCTTTTCTGGACTCCCACCAGAAGGATGGTATCCTCTCGCCTGAGGATAGCGCCACCTATGAACGCATGGAAAACGACGTTGTCGCGCTTGGGCACGAGATGGAGCGTCTGGAACGTCAGGCGGCCATTGACCGCGAGCTTGCCGCACCGGTGAATGTGCCGATCACCCAGAAGCCGGAAAGTGGCAGACCCGCGGAAGCCAAGAAGGGAATCGCTTCCGACGCGTACCGCGCTGCGTTTTGGAATCAGCTGCGCCGAATCTCCACGCCGGAAATCCGCAACGCATTGGAAGCCGGCGAGGAATCCGAGGGCGGTTATCTGGTCCCGGACACATACGAGCAGACGCTGCTGCAGTCTATGGACGATTTCAACATTGTCCGTCAGGTAGCGCACAAATTCCGTACCAATTCCGGTTCGCATAAGATCCCCATTGTTGCCAGCAAAGGGGAAGCGAGCTGGATCGACGAGGAGGGCGCGATCCCGGAAAGCGACGACAGCTTTGGCCTGATCTCCATCGGCGCCTACAAGATCGGCACGTTGATTAAGGTGTCGGAAGAGCTTCTGAACGACAGTGTGTTCAATCTGGAAGCCTATTTCAGCCAGGAATTCGGCCGCCGTCTGGGCGCCAAAGAGGAGCAGGCATTTCTGGTTGGGGACGGTACCGGCAAGCCGAGCGGGATCTTCGACGGTACGCTGGGCGGAGATACCGGGATTACCGCTGCCAGCGCGACCGCGATCAGCGCGGATGAACTGATCG